CTGAGAAACAGCCCCCTGCGACATCCCCGCAGTTATCGAACGTGCGGGCTTTTGATGTCGAGGAGGGACGTGCGCGTGGTGGCCAAAGGCCAGGGTTTGTCAAGGCATACACCACACAGATCGGTGTTGATTATCCTGTGTTGCATGTGTCGACTATAACCACAACCTATATTGAACCAGCTTAGGAGAGTGACATGGCGTTCCCAGAAGACAGGCCGGGTACTTACGATGCTGATAAATATTGGGATGAGACCAATGGGGTGTGGGTGACTACCCGTGTGGCTGGGCAGGGTAACGATGCAGAATATTTATTGGCTATCAGTGATAACAGCGGCGATGGTGTAATTTATTTTAGGACAGTGTAAGTATGGCAGCAACTTTTACAAGTGTCACTTATGGTTCAGGAACAGCAATTACTCATTATCATCCTGATCTTGATATGGCTGGTTTAACTACTGATTATAAATATCAAATATGGAGAGGTGGCAATTTACAATATAGTTGGACAATGATTGAGGGAGATGGAAGTGGAACATTGACTCTGAGGGCTATTTGGGAAGATTACGCAACAGACACATTATATACTTGGACATTAATGGAAAGTTCTGACGGAGGGGATAATTATTCAGAAGTAGATACGGTCTCAGTAACGATTGAACTCCCAACTGCAGCTACAAATCCCACTCCTGCTGATAGTGGGGCTTTGGGATCATGGAATAATATTTTATCATGGGATGCTGGAGGTAATACAACTGCTTATAATGTTTTGGTCGGTGGGCAGCAGCTTACAATATGGCCCCGATTTTCTGGTCCTGATTTTACAGATACTACTTATACGTTAGCAACTGTTAATGAGTGGTTTGGCACAAATGATTATGATTTGTTTGACCCATACAATAACAACACACATACATGGAAGGTTTATAGTTATAATCAATGGTTAAATTATGCAGGTGGTGACACATATATTACTGGTGGTGATTGGACTTTTGGAATAACACCGGGATATGTCCCCCCACCACCTCCATATCCCCCAGAGAGACCTGATGATTATGACCCAGATGACTATGGGGATGATAGTCGGGCAACCGGAGGGGGGCGATATAAGTCCCGCATATTTACGATAGGTCACAAGGTCATGTATTTTGGAGATATATAATGGCAACACTGATCGCATTTGGTGCAGGACACGGGTTCACAGCGGGAGACTTAGATACTTCCGGTCAAGTGGCCGTGGTTCATGCCTACCAGAAAACATACTTGGCAGATGGTCGGGCATACTCAGCAACCATAGGTGACTCAGGTTATCATAAAATAGACTGGATTAATGACCGCCTTGTTGGTGCTCCGTCTGGGGCGTTCACCCAAGGCGAGGTCGTGACCCAAGCCACTTCAGGAGCAACGGGTATCTTCGACGAGACTGTGGGGGCTGGGGCAACTGCTAAAAATCTGGTGTATAGGACAACTACCACCGCGTTCAATGCTGTCAATCAAATTACTGGGGCTGATTCAGGAGAAACATTGACGCCTACGGCTGTGGTCGCACCCCCGCACTGGCTCAACTGGATATTGACCACCGGTACACATTCTGATGGTGGATCGAATATCCTGTCCTTATGCTGGGGTCGTATTTTTGAAAATAGCATCCAGAATCCCCACCAATGGCTCGGTACACGAGTAGACGATCCTCTTGACAAATTACTGGTAGTAGATGATGTGGCGTCTGCCCAGAATAGCCAAGCCACTAAAATGGCCGGACTGGTGGGCGACCAACTCGTAGCCTTGATACCATACAAAGGCAACACGCAGGTCTTCGGATGTCTTAATAATATGTTTGTCATGCGGGCTGACCCGGCTAAGGGTGGATTCTTCACAACACTCTCTGATACCACAGGCATTTTTAGCCATGAGTCGTTCTGTTGGGACGACAAAAACAACCTGTATTTTGTGGGGTCTGATGGTATTTATGCCATGTCTGCTGCTGATATTATTGAGGGAGCGACCCCAACTAATATCACTAAAGAACACATACCCCAGTTGGTTAAGAATATGGGGCTTAATCGTAGGACTGACCGTTGTGTGATGAAGTATGACAAAGACAGATATGGTATAGAAGTATCAGCAATACAACGAGATGGGGAATGGAAGACAATATTATGGATAGACCTACGAACGGGGGGTGTATTCCCAGAGGATTATGCAACGGCCCACATCCCGACTGCCTTGGGATATTATAACGCAAGGACGAGTGGTGAGCGTACCCTGTTGGCTGGGTGTAATGATGGTTATATTCGTAAATGGGATGAGTCAGAGAAATCGGACGATGGCAGTACAGCCATATCAAGCAACGTGTTGATTGGACCTGTTGCCGGTAACAGTGTTCGGGCCAAGGTAAAAATGAGTGAGGTATCAGTTAAGACCGGGATAGATACCGATGCTGTCACTGTGTCATTATTTACTGGTAACACGGCTGAGGCACTTATAAGAAATGTGGGCAACAGCCTATCCCCTCGTGTCGCAAAAGATTTCACTGTGGATAAGTTGTTACCGTCAATCAGGCAACAGGTCGATGACGGGGCAGTGGGAATTAAATTGTCTAATACTACAGCAGCTTCAAGCTGGAATATAGAAAAAATTGATGTTGATATTGAAGAAAGTGGAAGGATAAAATAATGGCTGTACCATTTGGTGATCCAGGTTATTTAGGTGGTGGGGGTTCTACTTCAGCCACTCACTCCTCTGCGTTGCGGAGGTGGCTTGACCAACAGAACGAAGCACGAACACAGTTCGGTGCTGCTACTAAACCCCTACAGGAATCAGTCGCCATGTTTCAGCCGGGTGGCGGGTATGGCAGAGGTCAGGAACTATTGCTCCGTGACGAAGCTCGACGCTCCAAGGCCGAGGCCACGACACAACAGGTGGCCAGTGGGATGAGTAGTGGGTCGTTGGCCACAGGCACGAAGCTCAGGGTTGATCGTGACCTGGCTACGGGCCTTGCCGGGGTTGAGGATGTGCGTACCCAGTTTTTGAATCAAGCATTGCAGATGTTGTCTAATTTGCTTGGTACTCAGGCGCAGACCACAGCCGGGACGGTTGATCCGACGTATGCTCCGTATATGGGGGCACAGTCAGCCTCTAACGTGGCAGGAGCACAGGGTGCAGCAGGTCTTGCTCGGACAGTAGCGGCACGACCCCCAACACCGTCAATATTTGGCCAACCCCGTGCTTCGACACTGAAGGAACAGGCGAGGTATTCATTTGCTCCATCGGCGACAACGGCATCGTTCCAAAGGTAATAAATGGGTGTAATACAATATAGTATGGTTGATGGTGATTGGCAGAATCTCACTGCCATTATCAATGACCTCACCCAGCGGGTAATAGGCCAAGAATTACATCCGACAAGTGAGCCTACATTTGGTGCTGGTACGATAACTGGCAATCTCGATGTGGGCGGTGACTTGGATGTGACTGGCGACTTCGATGTTGGCGGAACGTTAACCCTTGATGGGTTGACTGCATCCAAACTCGTGGCTACTGATACGTCGAAGGGCTTAGAGTCGGTTGATTTGGTTAATTGGATCACAGGAACTGTCAATAGGGTGACAGTGGCCGATGATGCTGCTGGTGGGGTTGTGTTGTCTTCCCCCCAAGATACACATACTGAAGCTACTCCGACTTTTGCAGGGCTTAAAATAGTACCTCCAGCAAGTTAAAAGGAAAATGATTATGGTAATGACAATAAAAGGTAGTTTATATAATGTTAATTTTGAAAATGCAGGGTGGTGTTATGTTGTTGGTGATTATTGTTATATGACGGCTTGGTCATCTGACAGTTTTAATATTATTGATGTATCAGACCCATCTACTCCAGTTTTAATATCTCAGCTTATTGATGCAACAGATTTAGCTGCCTGTGAGAGTGTAGTTGTTGTAGGTAATTATGCTTATATTACAGCAGTAGGAAATGATTCTATAACAGTAGTTGATATTTCAGACCCTACTAATCCATCTATTGTTTCTGTGTTAAAAGATTCTACTAATCTTAGACGGGTTGAAGGATTAGAAGTATCAGGTCATTATCTTGTGATTAATTGTTATGATACATCAGGTAATGAGAGAATTACAATAGTAGATATATCAGACCCCCTTAATTTAATTGTAACAGGTAGTGTTCAAGATGCTACTGATTTAGACAATGCTATTTATGTAATACCAAAAGGTAATTATGCTTATGTGTCTGCAAGGGATTCAGACAGATTTACTTCTGTTGATATTTCAGACCCTACTAATCCATCTATTGTTTCATCTATAACAAATGTGGGATTTGATAGGTGCTCTGGATTTGATATAAAAGGCAGATATGCTTATCTTTGTGGCTCTACCGCAGATACATTATCTGTAATAGACATATCTGACCCTGCGAATATGTCTGTTGTGGGGTCTGTGACTGACGCTACAGTTCTTGATAATATATATGTATGTCAAATAGAAGGTAATTATGTCTATGCTTCTGCACGAGATGCAAATAATCTTGTGGTAATAGATGTTTCAGACCCTACTGACCCCACTATACTTTCTTATATAAATGATGATACATTATTAGAGGGTATAGATGATGTATTTATATATGGTGGGTATGCCTATGTTACGTGCACAGATGCCAGACGTTTAACGATTGTTGAGTTAGACGGTATTGAATCACCTGTCGCAAGTATTGGTAATATTCAGTCGCATCGTATTAATGTATCTGAAAATATAATTTGTGGAAAAAATATTCTTGTACATGACGGAATTACCGTTGGTCAGAGGGGTATCGGGTCAATTGGAAGTATAACATCTAATGAATTTATTAAAATCATTAGTTCTTCCTCTTATATACAACTTGAAAATAATACATCAGAGGATACAGATGGTGGCCGTGAGTCTGAGTTTCGTGTTAAAGGTAAACAATCTGGGGATGAGATAACCACACTCGGTATTATCAGAGGTTCACATGATGAAGCAGTAGATGATGAAAAAGGACAGTGGGAATTTTTCACTAATGATGGTTCAGATGGTGATACTCCTACGTTGGCATTAACTCTGAATAGTGCCCAAGCTGTATTACCGGCTAAGGACATAGTGATGAGTGGTACTGTAGCAACCGGACTCGATATGAGTGGAGGTACATTCGCAACCGCTGTTCAGAACTGGCCTGCCGACCCTGTTATTCAAACGGGCGGGACTGATCTTCTTGTATTCGATGAGACGAATGGTAACTTTCTTGTAGGGACAGGAGCAGGAGCTTCAATTACATCTGCTACTAATTGTTTTTTGTTTGGGGTAGATGCAGCCGATGCTTTGACTTCAGCAGGTAATATATTTGCGATAGGCCACGGTGCTTTAGGGGTTATTACAAACCAAACTGGTAATTTTGCAATCGGCAATGGGACTCTAAGGCTTAATACTGCTTTTAATAATTTTGGCGTAGGACATCGAGCAGGTTTTAATAATACAACAGGCTCAGAAAATACCTATTTTGGTACAGATGTAGGTAATTTCAACCAAACTGGTTGGAATAATACATTTATAGGATACAGAGCAGGGAGGGGACTTGCTTTTGGGAATAGTATTCAACGATGTACTTTCGTTGGCAGTCGTGCAGTACATCATATAGCAACAGGCGGGAACGATGTCACAGCTATAGGTGCTTTTGTGGCAGAGGCATTGACAACTGGGAAGGAAAACTCTCTCTATGGAAGTTACAGTGGTTTCAAATTGACTACTGCTGATGGTTGTAATTTCTTCGGTTACAAGTCCGGCTACAATCAGACAACTAACGATGACCTCTTAATAATAGACAATCAGGACAGGGGGAGTGCCGCCGCCGAGATAACCGATTGCTTCATGTATGGGGTTTTCAACGCGACGCCTGCAAGTCAATCCCTACGACTCAATCTTGGTAATCTATACCTTGGAAACCCAACTCATTCGGATGCTGATGGCGGTGGGGCGATTATTCAGTCATTCATCAGAGAAGATGGGACGGGAACAGCAAGTACAGCGGCGACTATAACAGGCTCACATGATGGAGTGGGGGCGAATGATACTGATGGTAAGTTGGTGCTTGCTACAAATACAGATGGGACTGGATTGGTCGATAGACTGGAATTAGATTCTGCTGGAGTTGTCAAATTTCTAAACACAGGGGGACTTCCATTTGGTTCTGTGTATGGTAATGAAATAGGGTGGACTCAAGTTAATGCCGTTCAGAATACATGGTACGAGATTTCCGACGCAGACATGGTGGCAGGACAACTTAATGCAATGACCCATGATGGTAATGGCCAGCTTACTGTGCTCGTAGCCGGTATGTATTATGCTGTGTGGTCTTGTTCTTCGGAAGTTGCCGCTGCTAATCAGCACATACAGATTACTTTTTCTGTTAATGGTACAGAAATAAATGACGCGATTAATCATTATGAGAGTTTTGGAATAAGCAGGCAGTTTCCTGTGGCTGGTAATGGCATACTCGATTTGGCTGCTAATGATACAGTTGAGGTTTCAATAAGAACAACTGATGCTGGAACACCGGATATATCAGTTGACCACTTAAATATTACCTTAGTACAAATTGGAGGCACTTAAAATGTCAGAAAAAACAGAAGTCGTTGACGGAAAATTAAAAATTACAAAAGAGCAGGATATTGTTATTTCCACAATGACCAGAGAAGAAGTGGTGGGCAAGATAGCCGAAGCCCAAACGAAGGTTGACCACAAACAGCTTGACCTAACAGCTGACCAAGAAGAACTTACTAAGTGGAAGAATTACCTCAAAGAAATCGACAAGGAGTAATCATGGTAAAACAATTTAGCCCTATTACTATTGGTCGGCCTGATCTAACACAGGATGCTGATAGGCGTATGGCCCTGATGACCCAGAGGGGTCGAACTACAGACCCTGGTACGCTCATTGACATCGACTTGAGACAACTCGGCGATAAGTACGAGACGTTGTTCGATGACGCTGTTCGCGCCGGTCGTGACCCCACTACGATACAGGCCGAGTATAACCGGGCCAAGGCTGGATTGAACCAAGATAAGACCCGGCTTGAATTAGCGAGACGGAGAGAGCAAGCAGGTGAACTTTTACCTGGTACTGCTTCGCAGTTTGGAAATGAATTAATTGGGCAACCTGCAACCAACACCAAGACGACCCAGTGCAGCGGGGATGTCGTTAAAAGCGTCTAATGACCTTGCTGATGAATTTGAAACTTTTGCTAAAAATAATTTAATTAATCCTCCGGGAAAAGGATTCTGGGCACGCAACAATTATATTAATCCTGAAGTCGTAAAAGACTCAATTCTTATTGCGTGGGAAATACAGAATCTTGATGACTCGTATAACGCTGCTAAAAGACCAGGTTTTATTACAGCAGTTATGAAGGGTTTTAGTAGAGTTCCGGGGGCCAAAAAAGCTTTAGAAAAACTATTATCTAAGGGTGAGGGTGGGGAGGTAGAAATTATACGGCGGTTTGGCCCCTCCTCTTATCTTATGGACGTGTTTAATAAAAAGCTCAATAACCGAGGAATTTCTCCATTGGGTAAATCAATTAAGAGTCAATTGGCTAAAGTTGGGGCACAAGGATGGATACCATCGCAGGCTTATCAGCAAACACCAGAACAATTTCAACAACCCACCCAACAGCAATTACCTACTGTTACAAATGATGCTGATTATGATGCCCTACCATCAGGAGTAGAGTTCATTGGTCCTGACGGGGCAAAGAGAAGGAAACCGTAAAATGGCTAAGTGGCAAGAAGCACCAGTAGTTGAAGAGGTACGGGCACAACAGCCCAGATGGGCACAAGCCCCTCTGGTAGAACAGGCTGGCACTTCCACCTTCCCCGGAGGTGGTGGTGGTGGTGGAGAGTTCCAGGGAACTGGTGCAACTGGAACATGGGAACCGCAACCTGCTTATGATAAACTCATGGACTTTGAGCATAAATTACGAGGTGCTGGAGCCAGAGGCACAATGACCGTAGGCCGGGCTGTGTTAGGTGCTCCGGCTATAGCTGTCAAACAGGCCGGGTTAGTCCGACAATGGGGCTGGGCTGAGGAAGTCCTACGCGAACAAGACCCCGACCGTCAGAGGGAACTTATCACTGGAATGGCAGACTCTCAAGCTGCCTTTGATAAGGTCGCTGATTGGTTGGATAAACCAAAAGAGTTCCATGAAAAAGGCGTACAGGCCATTCTCAAGAACCATCCTGAGTGGGAGGCCGATCCTCCAGAGTCATTTGTAGATTTATTGAAAAGCCCTGATAAGCTCGCTGTGGCCTTAGCCGAGGCTCTACCCCTTCTGGCCGGAGCAGGTATAGCGATGATTGCTGGTCAACCTCAAGTAGCTGCTGGTCTGATGTATGTGACCGAGGGGCAGAACATGGCGGATCAGGCCGCAGCAGATGGGGCATCAGAGGAAGAACAAACTATTGCCTATGGTATATATGGGTCTGTGGCTGCTGCTCTGGAGACCATGCAATTGCAGGGGATAATCAAGGTCGCCAAGGGGACGTATAACGCCCTACTGAACCGTACAGTGCAAAAAGTAGCCAAGGGTGGCTTACGGACGGCTGTGATGGGTACTATCAAAGTGGCGGCTCAGGAGGCTCTGGAGGAGATGTCTCAGGGGGCGTGGCAGGAGATCACGGCCAAGATGGTCTATGATAAGGATATTCCGGGGGGTGTGGCTGATTTTATCGACCGTCGTGCTCAGGAGGCATATATCGGTGGGGCTATGGGTCTGATACCAGGCGTGGCCGGTGGCGTGGCCGGGCGAGTGGTTCCGGCGCGACAAGCAACATTAGACCCTCAAATTATTGCCGAACAAGTAGTAGAACATGCTGAGGCTGAAGTAGACCCGTCATTATCACCAGAAGAACAAGAAGTTAAAATTAATCAATTAATAGAAGAACAAATAGTCGGTAACATTCAAACAAGAGAAAAGATAATAAGTAAATTTCCGCAAAAAATTACTGATGCAAAAACACTTAAAGAGGTTGGTGATAAGATAGCAAAAGAATTGGGTATAGAGCCTCCTAAGCAGTGGACTTTTGCTCGTAAGTTAAGACAACGAGCTATTAGTGGGTACAATCGGAATAAAGGTGAACGTATTCATATTCGCCAAGGTACAAAACCTTTATATGTAGGAAATCAAAGTGATATAAATTGGGCTTGGAACACTTTTGGTTTGCAGGTTAAAATAGGGGATAAGATTTACCCAAGCCAAGCTATACTTAAACGTGCTATTATACATGAATTATTACACACACCCCAAGCCCGTGAATTTACCCCAACTGGGAGACGTAGAATACACCCAACATCTTTCAAAGCGGCTGTTCAAAAAAATGTTAAGAGTTTGTTTACCACTAAAATTATACCTGTTACAGAAACCATCACCCCCACCCCCGCCAAGACAGAGGCCATAACCGTAGAGACAAAAGAGTTAGGTGTGAATGAACTCCTTGATATTCAGTCAAAGGCAAAACAACAGTCAAAAGGTGATTCGTTTACTGCTGCTGCCAAAAAGAATCTTCAAGAGGGCAAACATCAGACAGTAAGGATAGGATTTGATGATACTGGTAAACCATTTATTGTAGATGGTAATGCGAGAATACAGGCGGCTAAGGAATTGGGGTTGGGATCACTACCTGTTCAGGTTGAGGCAGAGGCCATAACAAAAGGAACTCCGATAACCAAACAGGAAAAAGACCGGCTGCGGAGACAGGGATATACTGTCCCCTACATCCTCAAACTTGACCCAACAGAGGCAAGAC